AATTGCATGAGACGCTGACTACGTACTTCATTTGCCATCAGGCTTTCTGTGCCACGTGCTTTAACTTCTAGGTCACCTTTAATTTCTGGGTCAAAGTCAAACTGCATATTAAAACGAAACAGACCTTCACCAAGAGGACGCAAAAGATAATCGTCTACGTTTTTAATAACAGTTTTAATTGAACCTTGAGCAGCACCCATAAGCATTGAAATACCGCTGGCGGTGCGTCCTACACCTGTAACACCTGTTTGCCCATGTGCAAATGATGGGAAACCTGTACTTTCGTCTGCAAGAACACGAGCCTTGTCAAACATCATCATATTCTCTGAAGATACGTTTGGATACTTTGTACCAAA